GCTCTGAAGTATGCGTTTACTTCCGTTACCCTAGCATTAACATTAAACATCTCTCTTGTAAACTCTTCCTTATCCTGGGCATATTTATCAAAGATTATTTGAATGTCTTTGTTTAAAAGTATCACTTGTTGGTTATTTGCCTCAATAGTATCTGTTAAATTAATAATATATTTAACAGATCCGAAAGTTGCAGCCAGGATAGATACCACGATGGGTACGATTACAATGAGCTTACTCTTACTCAGATCCATTTTTCTTTAGCTCCATTTGTTTTTTGTGTTCTTGCTTCATGATCTCATTAAAAAGATCATCGTCGGTTCGTTTTCTTTTCTCTTCTTTTTTTAGGAATTTCATATCTCTACATCTTTTAGCTACTAACTCTAGTTGAGGACCCATCTCTACATTTCTATATTTTCTACAAATTTTAAGGAGTTCTATTTGTTGCTCTAGATCATAACGATCTGATTGTTGTTTGCGGAATTTTTTATTACAGGTATGACCAAATTTAAAACGAAGTCTAACTCCTAGATCCCACCCTTCTCGTCTGTATTCATTAGAGGTATTGTCTAGATAATCATAATCATCTGTACTGTATTGTGCGTAAGGTTCGATGTGGCCGGCTTCGCAATTACGCCAGTTGCCACCTAGATATTCGTTTTTAGCTAAAACTTGACTGCAGGTTGCTAACCACAACAGCGTGATTATAAGAGAGGATACTAAATATTTCATCCATCTAGTCTCCTTGTTCCTTTTTTCTCTTGCGCTTCTTCTTGCCCTTAAGATTTTTAAAGTTCTGTATCTCATCTTCTATTATCTCCACTTTAGTTTTAATTAAAACCATATCTTGTGAAAGAGAGAATGTACGTTGTAATGTCCATCCTCCGAGCGCTAATAAAATAGCGAGAAGTGCCGTGATTAGTTTTTCGTTCATATCACTAGTTGCACCAATTGTAAGACCACAGCCCCCACCGTAGCCAAAAGAACCCAGTAGATCTTATCTACCTTGCCACCCAATTTCTCAATACTTGCATGCATATGTGCTAAATCATTTGTCTTTAGGTTATACATATCTCTTTTGAGACCAGTGATGTGGCCTTTTAAACTAATAATAGATTCTCTTGTCGTCTTGGGTGTCATTAAGCTAATCCCTTTGATTTTAATCTCATGGCCTTCTCTTCATTAGAGAGCCACGCTGTTTCCGTAGCTGTTAGTCCTGTAGAACCTACAGTATTTTGGGCTGGCTGGGAAGCAATTACTTCGGACGAAACATTAGGGGTTCCGATAGGCTTGTTAGATTGATCTAATTTTTCTAAATCTTCCATAAGTTTTTTCATATCCCAGTCCATTTGTTCTTGGAGTTCATCACTTTCTCTTTTAATATCTTTTGGAAGTTGTTTAAGTTCAAGTGTTCCCTTCTCTGTTTCTTTTTTTAGTTCATTCATCTCTCTCAAGATATCACTAGACTTAAAGTTATAGTTTCTCATAACTTCATTTAAGTTCAATGGGATACGATCCCATTTTTCCTCAATCTGTTTCATGAACGTAACATCAAAGACTTCTTCAGGCGTATAGTGGGTTCCTAGTTCCTTGTTTAAATCTTTAATTAAACTTGCAAAGATTTTATCCTTGGACATGTCGATCTCTTTCATGTCAGTTGGTATGTAAAGGCCGAGCATCAAGGACTCAATTTCTTTTTTAGAAAAAGCTCCTCGTCCCTTGAGACTATCTTCAATTTGTTGTTCGGTGTAATCCATCTTCCTTAAATTTTCAATATCCTTAAAGGTTAAAGACCAATAACGATATCGATTTTGTTGAAGATGATTATAACGTTCTGGCATAAACACAGGTTCATGACCTTCTTTGATTAAAGCAATATCTCCTCTTAATTTTTCTCTATTTCTTAAAGCATCACTGTAATAAAGTTTTCGCGTGCTGTTTAAAGTTCTTAAATATTGATTTTGTTTCCAGTCAAAATCATGGAGCGGTTTGATATTAACCACCCGTACTCCTGCCACTGTTGCTGCGACTTCTTCTTCGGGATTCATTCGCGCTCCATAACTAGTGACTTGACCCTGCATCGCCCGAACAATCTTCTCTGCACTCTTAAGGGTAGTGGGTAAAACTTTTTTATAAACATGAGCCATGACTTTTTCAAATGATTGATCATCAATCGTCCAGTTCGCTAAAGTGCCTCCCGTTTTATTATGGGAAACCCATTGAGCAAATTCTCCTTGACCTACTTTTTTAGGAAGGATTTCAGTCAATGTTTCCCACCAAATCGCTTTACCAGTAAATGGTTTCAGGGCATGCATAATGGCTTTTCCGAAAGATTCGGCATACAGTCCAATACTATTTTGATCAGTGTGTTTACCTTTAGCTAAATTATCCATGACTATAGCAAACGGCATTTGGACATCCGAGTAAGGATGTTGGGCATCAAAATCAATGCCTTTATAATTCCCTTTTTCATCTTTTCCTGTGATTGGAATAATATTGTGAGCTCTCATAAACTCTGGAGCAAAAGATAATTTCCATGCGTCGAGTTCTGATCTTTTTATACCTGTTAAATCAAGCGCCAGGTTAAGTGCCACTGGACCTAGGGTTCCAACAGTTGCTGTGTATCCTATCAATCTTCTTGCGCCCATTTGTCTGATGTAGGGATTAGACGACTGAACTTCGGCGAGTCCTCGTCGTACCATATGCCAAGAGTTTCTCCACATTTCGGAAGTAAATCCTACGAAGTTTCCAACGAAAGGAAATCCTCTGATGTTTTGAACAACACGGGGTACCATCGAGTAGTTAGGATAAACATCTCTGACGATAAGTCCTGCTACTTCTTTATGTGCATCCTCTAATGTTTTTAAATTTCTTCCTCCCGTACCTGCGGTTGAAGAGCCAGCTTTATAAGGATTCCATTCATAGCCTTCAACTTCCCTGAAATATTTTTTAACATCGTCTAAGTTTTTAAATGCGGGTCTCAGTTGAGACTTGGTAAATTGATAACCAAAAAGTTTCCAGACGTTATCCCCTAATTGATAAGCCTCCATCGACTTTTGAACGACTCGACCAATGAGTCCTTTATTAGTGAAAAGATATTCAAAGATCTGATCACTGGTTCTTCCCTCTGAACTTAAATATTTTTCCAACTTATTAGACGTTGGCATATCTATTCGTTTGCCTAATCCTTCTGAAATTTCTCCCACGCCTTTTTTCAAAGCTCCTTGAACTGACGCTCCTCCCATCATTTCCGGGATCATTTTTTCTAGTTCAGTTACAATTGTAGAAGAGTCTAATGCTCCAGCTTCTAAAGCTTCATCGAGTAGATCTCTTAAGGCTTTAGGATTCTTAGTCTTTCCAATTAATTCTTTGAATAACATATCAAAGTTATCCGCGACCGATGCGCCAACTCCTACATGACCATTCGCTAAAGCAAAAAGAGAAGCGGTCGTAATGTTTCTCATTTGAGTCATTAACGATAAAACGGTTTTGTTCATTTGAACACCCGCTTTCATCATAAGCGCCGTCTTCATGAAAGGAAGTTTAAGAAGTGCATCCATTAAAATATTATTATCACTGATAGCTTTAGCCATTTCAGGAAGGGCTACCATCGATGAACCATCTGCATTCTTAAAAATACTTTCTAAATCTATATTGTAAGGCTTACGAATAATAACTTCATGAACTGAACGGGGATTCATAATATTATTCTTAGCTGCCCACTTGGCATATTCGTCTGTATTTTTCCATAACCATTTACCCATACCCATTCTAGCAAGATCTCTATAAGCATTAAACGAATGCAAAGTATGGGCTTGTTCAGCCAAGGTTTCGAGGATAATATTTTTAGGATTTTCTACCCGACCTAAAAGACGAGCAATTTCATCAGGCACAATAGTTTTGGCTTTGAAGATATTTGCCGGCACATTAATGTCGACCATAGCATCAGCAATCGTTTTTATTCTGGTTGCCGGTGTGCTACCTTCATTTCTGCCAATCGCTAGAATTTCATCTACTTTTAAACGGGCTTTAACTAAAAGTTCTTTATATTCAATAGACTTTTTATTTAATTTTTTCCACCCCGGTCTTATGAGATTCATAAAATATTCTGTGCCCTCATTCATTACTTGTTTGGATGGAGTGAATTTAGAATTTCTAAAAATTTGATAGCTGGTATGGAGATAGCTTCTCATGTTCTTCACTAATGTCTCTTTAAGTTTTTTATCTTTTAAGATCGGTTGGAGAGCTTCGGTTTGGTCATCAACCATTTTTCTTAGTATCCGTGCATTCGTTCTTAAAACTTTAGGAAGAGCTTCAACTTTAATTTCTCCTCTCATAAATTTTATAACATCATCCCAATAGCGGAGCGCTCGTTGTGAAGTAACAGTTTGCATAGCAATGTCCTTGAAACCTACTTCTGCAAGCTTGTACATTTGTCTATCCATATCTTTCATGAAACCATCTGCTAGTTTTTTAACTCTTCTGACTTGAGTTTCAATATTTCTTAAAGCGGTTCCTGATTGTCTTCCGAATTTAAAATTAGATTGCATACGTGAGTAGGCTGCTTCAATTCCTCTTCCAATTCCTCTCCAAGTATTTAGATTAAACTGAGAAAACTTCCAGTGAGCATAATCAGGAATTCCTATTTTAGTTTTTATTTTCTGGGCTAAGGCTCCTGTTTTTCTGAACACTTGGGGAATACCAATGTTGTAATTCATTTTTTGTAGAGGATGCTTCTTAGGCAACATAACATAATCTTTAGCTAGCCATCTTTTAAAAGCATACTTGGATTCTGCATTTCCATAAGTCTTCCAAGGATTGTAAATAGAAATAGGATTCTTAGTTTCCCAAGTTAAAAGTTTGATCGGTGCAGTGATGGCAGGATCTACCACTCCTCTTAATCCATGCCCTATTGTCTTAGCGGATAGCTTAAGAGAGGGTCCGACCAGAGTCATGCCTCCAAAAATAGAAGCCCCTTCTGCAGCAAATTTTAATTTGTTTCTTAGGATCGCAGCCGATCGTTCCTTGCCGGTCAGTCCTTCCAGACTTTCTCGTTTAGAATTAGCCAGGGCTCTTCGAATTGGACTATGCCATTTACCTTGAGCTTCTTTGTCTCCAAAGATATCCCCCAAAGTAATGTTCGCCTGACTTGAAACCGTTGCATCTCCGAGAGCTGCGGGAAGAACCCAGTAGCCTCCGAAGCTGGCAAGGTCCAAAGGAGTTTTACCGAGTAAAGAAACCGAGGATGCTTTCTTAGCGGCTTCCGTTCCTAGTTTGGTCTTCGCTACTTTCTTAATTAATTTTTTAGCAACTTGTCGAGCGACTCCAAAGCCTAATCCATATTGAACCAGGACTGAAGTCATCTTGGCAATGGATCCTCTGGAATCTCCATAGACATCCATTAAATCAATAGCGGGTAAAGCTTTTTCTACTTTCCCAATCATGTCATCGCTAAGTCCACTAACATCAGAGAGAGCAGCGGCCAGTTCCGCGGTTCCCGCTAACGCATTATAGGTTCCAACAGAAACACCCGTTGCCAGTTGAACGATAGGAATACTTCGAAATTTTCTAAAAGCTTTTTTGCCTTCTTTAGTTTCAGGACGATAGATCATATCCCAACGTTGTTTGCCGTAGAAGGTCAGATCTTGCCATCTCTCCCAATCTTTTTTATCAGCGTGAAGGCTTATGTTCTTTCGACTTTTTAAAAATTCATTGGCTTCGATAAGCTCTTCTTGACTAGAAGCAGTGCTGAGTTTATCAACATACATCTCAACAATTTTAGGACTGTTTTTAAAAAGATGACGATAACGTTCAACATCTTTTTGAGCCTCATCACTAAGGCTAAAAATTTTACTTTCAGTATCCGGACTTAATTCAATCGGAAGATCGTGTAAAAGCCTTGCCTCTGTCTCCCAGGCTTTTTCGTCTCTACTAAATTTAAGAGGCTTAAGGCCTGCCTCTATTCTACCTTTATTTTCCCAGTCTTGATATTTGTCTCTATAATTTTTAAGAGTATCTAGAAGTCCCATAGGCCCTCCTAGGCTTGTTCAGTAGGAAGAATGAGTTCTACTCCGTACTTTTGATTGAATAACATGACATCTTCTTGACTTTCAATGCCTGCAAAATCTTTAAAGGCTTCTGGATTATAAGCAATCAGTCTTACGACATCATCGGTAATTTCCTGAGGGAGTCTGGCTCTTAATAATTTGTAAGGATCTTGACCGGGTATAGAAGAAGTATCACTTTTAGGAAGCACTTCTTCCACTTGTTCTGTTGCTTGAACCGTTTCGCCTGGCGTTTGTACTGTGTCGGTCACTTGTTCTTCCATAACATTGGGTCCGACGCCGAGTTGATAACCTATTCGGCCTCCATGCGCTTTGGCTTGAACACTCATTAAATAATCCACCGTTCTTTTTAAAGCTTCAGCTACTTGTTTTTTTAATTTTTCCTTCATCTCGCCTTCAGGTAACATAATGGAACCTCTATAAATTTTAGCAAACTTCTCATCTGTTAACATGAGTTCGAGTGCTGTCGCTCGTGCTTCTCCGAGAGTGGTTGTTTTTCCCTGAGTAGCAATGATGATTTGATTTTCATAGTCACTATACTCTGGAGACGTTCGATAATCTCCTTGTGGATTTTTCGATTCCCATTGTTTTCTTTTAAGGATGGCTTGATTTAAAATATTAGCTCGAGTTCGAGTAGCACTTTCTGGAATGCCTGCTCTAGCCACATCTTCTGCCATGGTTTTTTCCAATGGAAGTTTGTCGAGTTCAAATTTACGTTCTGACACCGTAGCTTCTAGCGGCTCGATCCCTGATTTTCTTGCTGCGTTCGTGTAGTAAAGGGCTTCTCCCATGGTTCTAGCTTTAGGATGCAAGAAGCCACTGGTAATAGCATCTAATGCATTACTTCTTCGTTGTTCAGGAGTCACTCGAATCGTTTCACTTAATTTTTCTACTTCTTCTCCGAATTCATATCGTTGTCTAGGTGTATCTAAGCCGGACGTAATCCCCGTACCCTGAGCGTCCATGACATCTCCACCGCGTTTGAACATCGGTCTATTTAAAACTCTATTATACATTACGTTCTTGCCCCCAATAAATCTTGTAGCGTTTGACCCGCCCCGGTGAAAGCTCCAATCCCTGCCAGTCTTGGATCCGTTGGGAAAGAAGGTGTTGGTGCGCCTGGAACTTTTCCAGCCACCGTTCCAAAAATGTTAGCGGCTTGTCCGATTCGTGCCATCGGTAGGTTCAACGCTTGTTGTCCTGCCAATGCTTGAGCATTAAGCAAAGCTTGAGCATATTGATTTTCCTGTGCCCCCATCGCTCCAAACTGTTGACCGAGTCCGGATTGAAGTTGAGGAACCATACTTGCCATACCAGAAATATTTTCTAGTGCTTGTTGTTGACCGGCTATTCCTTGACCAAAGCCTTGGTTTCGCATCTGATAATCTAAGAGCGCTCGATTAATATCCGATCCCGATTGATATTCAGCCTGGGCTATGCCATGCCGAGCTCCTCCAAAAGCTCCTGCATCTGAGGCTGTTTTTCCCAAGCCCAATTTTCCAACGGCGGCTTGTTTATCGAATTCTGCCAGGGTCTTGTCAATGACATCTTGTTGATACGGTGACATATAGGCTTGGTAGCCTGTAGGCTCAAGTAAACCTTTATCTTTAATACTTTGTAAATACGGTTGGAAGGAAGCAATCCCGGTTCCCCCCGTAAATCCTGAAATTTGTCCTGTGGCATCTCGTTGAATGGATCCGAGTCCACCCATGTCAGCCGTGACTTGTTGTTGAGCTTGACTAAAGGCGCCAGGTCCTGCGACACCCGGAGTAATTGCTCCGATATCAATCGGCTTTCCTAATTGCTGAGTTGCTAAACTTGCAAGTCCCTGACCATAGGGATTCAACCAGCCTTGATCAGCTGCTGGAGGATTTGCATAAAAATTTAAAGCATCGCTTGTTGCCATTATCTTTTTCCTTGTGATTGTTGCGAGATCTGTCCGCCCGCTTCTAAATTTTTCATGACGTTGTACATTCGTTGTGCACCTTGATCGATGTCCCCGCCACCAGCAGCTCTAACTGCATCTGCGGTAAAGACGAATTCATTTTTACTGAGTCTTGCCGGAACGTCGTCAGCTTTTTCTTTTCGACCGATAGGAACAAAGCCCCCATCTTGTCTGTAATCTTTTTCCATGCCACCCATATCAAGTAAAGGCATAATGCCTCCCTTTTCGGCTCCTATTCTTCCGCCTTGAGCGACTTCTTGAGTCGTGGCTAAATCTTTTCTTCTCTCGTATTCTTCTTTCCTTCTAAGATATTCTTCTAACTTTTTATGTAAATTTTTTCTTTTTAAATCTTCTAAGAAGCCTTCCGGAATTTCTGGAGTTCCATTTGCATACCCAATCCTTCCGCCTTGAGCTTGTGCATTAAGGGTTCTTATATAACGTATAACTGTATCTTCATCGACTCCACTTATGGTACTAATAAGAGAGGTGTCCATTCCTTTGTTATTCATATCGGAAATGACGGCCATCTGTTCCTCGTTCACATTAATAGCTCCTAGAGCGTCTGAAGGAAATTGTTGTGGTACTCCTTCTGAAAAAGTTTTCTCTACTACTTCTCCCGCATCTTGATAACCCATTCGTGGATTCAGTGCGCCGATCCCTTGGAAAGGTGTGTCGATCCCTCCCATATTGTATCCAATCCTTCCTCCTTTTTTAAATTTATCTAAAAAAGGCACTGCGCCCATACCACTCATCAAAGCATAAACCATCCATTCTGGCATCCTTTCCTCTATATCCGATAAAGTAGTCTTCCAGTTTTTTTTCTTTGATCCTTTATTAAATCCAATCCTTCCGCCTTCAGCGACTGCTGTGGTTGTCATACTTGGAAGCGTGACATCGGTAAACGAGGCGATGTCTGTTTCGGTTGGCATGTTTGTTATTTCAAGGGGAGCTGCTCCAATGTTCGAAGCAAATTCAGCTTCACCCGCTGCAATGTCTGCAAGCGCTCTGTCATATTTGTCTTTTTCAAATTTATTTAAATCTTTTCTTCCTTTATAGGCTTCTACGGTTAACCATGCTTGGCCTAAATCTCCGACAATATTTTTCGGATCTGAGTAACGTTCTTTAATTCCTGTCCATGCTCCTGTCGCTAAGTCTTTTAGAAAATTTCCACTTCCTCCACTTCCTCCACTTCCTCCACTGCTAGCTCCCGTCTGACCTCTCATTATTGCATCAGGATAAACTGATGAGGGAAAATAAGGCGGGGTCTGGTTAATACCAATATCTCCTTCTGTTAAAAGACCTGTTAGATTAGGATTCCTCTGCCCTGGTGAACCATAGTTTGGAAAATAAGGGGGAGTAGCTGCTTCAGCCGGACTTCCAAAAAAGTCTAAAACTTTAGGAGCATATTCTAAAGCTTTCTTGCCATAGTCTACGATGGTATCCCAAAGTCCATAAGAAGGAACACCGGCAAGCGTCATGATGCCAGATCCTCCACGAGCTTTTAACACTCTAGCTTCTTCTGGATTGATATAGGCTAACGATTCGCCGTCGGGTGCGTGTTTATTAAGCAGTTTAGCTGCTTGTTTGAGTGATTTAATCCCGTTTGATTTTGTCATAATTTCCTATTTTGCAATGTATATTAAACGAGCAGGGATTGCACCTGAGAATATATTTATTAATACTTTGTTTTCGCCAACAAATCAAGCTTTGGTATCTTGACTAAAACATCTCTTTGGATGTCTTCGACCGGTATCTGCAGGGTTTTCCATTCCTCTTCCGTCTTATAAATAGCCCCTGTTTTCTTATTTTTAATGGTCGTGATAGCCTTAGCCGTGATTACCGGAACGTCTTTACCATTAACAGCCATTACGTTCGATCCTGTTCTAGGATACTAGCAACACCAGTCACTTGAGTCCCGACACTGGCGGTCAGTTTTAAAACATCACTCTCTTCCAACACCAAAAGATTGTCGGTAAGTAAACTAAATTGTTGAACCGTACTACTCGTGGCATAACCAATATCATAAGTGGTTGAAGCACTGGCATCGGTAAAAGACATGGTGATGGTAACGGCACTCGCCGTATCATTAAAACCTTGTATGGCTTTAACAATCGCTACCGTTTCTGCAGGGACGGTATAGATTGTGGTTGCGTCCGTTGTGCTTAAATCAAATGCTTTATTAATATATTTATTAGCCATGATTAATTCATAAATAAACTAAAGATTTCGTACTCATCTGTTAGTTGTTGTTGATAAGTGGTGTTAAGTTTTTGTACAATCGAGCCGACGTTATCTGCAACGCCTTGAACGTTGATCGCATCAAACTCGGGTCCAATAACCGTTGCTATTACTTCTGAAATTTTTGCCATTATCTTCTGCCTCCTGGATGAATGTCTAATCTAAACGTTCCCATTCTCCAACTTTGACCCGTACTGATATTACCTACTTTAATCGCAATCTGTCGTGCACGGGCTCGAGTAAAAAGTTGAGTGCTCGTGGTTGTTGCGGTATGATTGGTTGCCACCGCCGTACTACTTGGAAAAGCTTTTGTACTTAAAGTAATTCTAGAGTCTCCTGTTTGAGCACCATAGTCGGGAATAATTCTAGATATTCTCATCATAAATTCTCCTTCACCCTGTTCTCCTTCCGGTCCTCCAATATCATAATCTCCTGATTCCACATAGCCTGCAATGGCATTCGTTGTTCCTGTGGTAAAGACTTCATCGGTTCCTTTTTCTTGTTCCCAATAATAACTCCCTCCCGCAGAAATACCTACCACCGTAGGATTATCCGGAGCTAAACTG